CGTTTCTTCATAGCACGTGGGCAGTTAGGATCCTTCCAATCAGCTGGCCATTGACCTTTTAATATCTGAAATCCACCACTGTCACCCAACATGAATGTACCTTCTTCACGTTCACGAATGATTGATTCACTTGGATCATCAACTGTAGTATCTAAGTTAGCATGACCAGCACTGTATAGTCCCCACTTGTAATAGTAAAGACCTTCACGACTATTAAGAAAGTTTAATTTTTCAACATCACCATTAAAACTGGCAGGGATACGTGCTTGGTCAAAATAATTCTGACCCTTGCGTTGCTTACCCAAACCAGCAATATAAAAACTACTGACTGCGGGTAAGAACAGTGCCCAGTCTGGGTTATGTTTTGCTGATAGATTATCTTGTTTCAAACTGTTACTTCTTTCTTAATCAAGGTTCTGACAATACTTATTTGCTCTTGCTTTTGCTCAATAGTATCCATTAAGTCTTTGATAGTAGAATTAGTTTTGGCTAGTTCTTTTAATTCAAGTTCTTCTCTCATCTTTTTTTCTGCCCAATCAAGCAATTCTTCTGCATGAGGTGTCAATCCTAACCTAGGATTGTTCACATTAAGTGGACGCCACATATTACCATCATACACTTCCATAGTTTGAGTATTAGTATTGAATCTTAGATTTCCTACACCTTGTGCGCCGCTTGGGTTAACAATGTGATTGGACCCCGTACTATAGTTTACCTCTACATATTTACCTATACTAGTAATACTTGTTATCATTTCTTATTAGCTGGAAGTAAGTAAACATAAGTTGCGATACCACTATCAACTGTAATCTCAGTCGCACCTTGTTCGCTAATCTTAACTTTCTTGTCACCAACTAAGTCCATGATAGCCAAGAATTCTTTAACGGGCCAACGATGTGTACCGGCTAGTGTTCCAGTTACTGGCGTATTGAATACAAAGTTACCACTGTGAGTTGATGCATCACCGAAGTATACTTTCAAATCACTGCCATCAGTTTTGAATATAAAATGTTCTTCTTCGCTATTAGCCTGTGATTGTTTCTTTAGACGTTGAATACCAGCCACTGTGGGTTCAAATTCAACATTCCATTTAGCACCCTTGAATGATACACTCTTAACTTTTTCATCAACTACGCTTTTAAGCATAAGACGATAATCATTAACAAAGTCACCAGTCTTTGTTTCAAAGTGAATAGTAGACGGAACTTCTACACCATCACGCTGAGTTCTAATAACATTTATTTTAGCATCTTTATCATAATCATCAAACCCAATGATTGTTTTGAGTTTGTTTAAGTTAGGCATACCAAATACACCGATGAAGTCGGCAATTGGATCTTTGAATATACCACTGATGATAACACTTTTGTTTTCTGCTACGGCATTGATTGCTGTTTCAGTATCCGTACCAGTAACTTTAATAAGTTCAATAGTGCCAAGACCAAGAGTATGGTCGATCAAGTCTTTTAAATAATCTTTCATGTTTTTCCTTTGTTTAAAATATTTAGGAGTTCCTATCACGTATTATAGTGGAATATATTGCGATAGTCAACACCAGTTTAACCGAATTACGAAAAGGTGAATAAGTCATCAAATGTTGAGTTAACATCTGTATTGCTTCTGATATCCCAATCTAATACACCAAGTAAGTTATCAATCTTTTCATCCACTAATGTAGATTCCATTAGCAAGTCATCAAATGGTAATTCTTTGAACCAAGTTGGTAATCGTAATTCATCAACTGGATATGCAATACTAGTGAAACCTAATGCATTGTCTTTGAGTTTGCATACAACAATTTTCATACCGTCTACAATCTTTTGACTGTAGTTGTCGCTATATACTCTGCGTAGATAATTCCAGTTAATTGCTGCTCTAGCATGACCAACACCACACTTACCAGTTTTTTCAAACTCAATGGTATGCTTAGTCAAGTTGTTAACACTCTTTGGACTGCCCTTCGTCCAACTATCTTGGTCAGACAATTTGTTTTTGAATTCTTTAACCATTTCAATAACTTTGTCACGTTGCTCACCGGCAAGGACCTTAGTAAGTACATCCATTAGAAATTCTTGAATATACTTTGGAGTATCAGCACGTTTCAAGTCAAGACCCATTGCTTTGATATCACCATTCTTGCCGTTTGTGTCTTTACGCTTACCCTCTTTATCAAAGATATTGATAGCATAACGTTTCTTTGTGATAAAGATAGCACGATCACCGATCAATTCACGACCGGCTTTAATGATTTCCCCATTCTTTCTAGGAGCATGAAATGCTCGTTCCATGAATGCAGGGAATGATTCATTGGCTTGGTCAGCAATACCATCATACAATGTGATACAGTTTTCTTTATTCCACTCTAATCCTTCATCTGCTATTTGCAAATTGAGAATAGGATATGCAGTAAAGTAACAACTGTCAGTATCACCATAGACGATAGCTAGACCATCGTGTTCATAAGCACCCGTGATTGTTTCATTGATAGTACTCATCATATGTTTAACAATCTGACGACCACTTAGTGTAACACTTTGACCAATACGTTTGTCATAGAACCTACAATGTTCATTCAACAATGCACCATACGCTGAGTTCAATAAAATCTTACGAACAAGTTGACGCTTATCCCAATAGTCTCTATCTTCGTTTGTGGTAGCTTCTTTAAGTTTCTTCTGCATTACTTTACGATCACTATACCAGCGAGTAAGTAATCCAGGAACTACGCCTTCTTTTTCATAAGTAAAGATTGTACCATTAGCAGATAACATCCATGGACGATGACTATCAAAGATAAGTTTCCATATTTCAGCAGCACTATATTCCTCACTACGACCATCTTCGTAATCTATAGTAAGCATTACTCCGCGATCTTGGTTCATAATTGCTGTGTATTCTAATACACCAAACAAGTTTTCCCAAAGAATAGCACCAGTAACATCATCGTCACCTTCTTTGAAACGTTTCTTAAGACTAGCTAGTTGCTTGCCTTTGTCGTCCATGTATTTGTCAGTTAGTGTCTGACGGACTTGACCAATGATGGTTTCGCCTGCCATGTTGAGGGCACGAATAACCGAGGGATAGAGCGAGTTGATGTCAACTGCTCCGACATATTCGTGCATACCTCTTTTTGGCGTAGCAACGAAGGCACCTGCCGCTGGAGTTGTTTCTTCTGCATTTTCATTCCTTCTTTTTTTATCTGGCACTACTAAACCGCGTTCATGCGCTTCATTGAAAATTGCCATTTCAATCATAGCTACAGAACCCATTACTGTTGGCAGTAATACTGTATTCTCGTGTGCTAGCTGATTAGCTAGTTCTAAGAATTTGAGTTTGTTGTGAATCTTCACCAACAACATAGTATCTTGTCTGTTGTATTCAATAAACTTCTTAAAGTCTTTGTTATACAACTGGTCAAGAGTACCTTCATATTGAGTTTTGTTTTCTCCTACTTCCATCTCACCAATAGCATCTAACTTGTAGCTGTGACGGGATTCATAGTTATATTTCTTGTAAAGTTGTAAGTAGTCCAAGTGAATACGACCAACCAAGTCATATGTTTGTTCTTCTTTACCGAACCGTTCATATGTGCGTGGTTTAGGAAGTTGACTCATTAAGCAAAACTTGCGTGTGTCATCTTTACTCATTACTCGTGTGACACGATTAACCATGTAGGGTATATCATACCCTTCACTGTTCCAGCCAGTCATTACATCACTATCTTCAATGAGTTGAAAGAAAACATCAAACATATCCTTCTCATTTGTGAAAAGCATACAATTTTCAAACTCATTAGAAATTTCTTGTGCTGTTTCTGGTGACATATGCTTAGGGGCAATGACCAATGTAACTAGTGTGTCTTGCCAATCCAAATATAATGAAATAGCAGTTACCGGGTTGAATGGATCACTTGTAGGACTAAATCCCTTCACAGGATCAAAGTCTACTTCAATGTCAAAGAAGCAAGTATGAAGTTTAGGAACATCTGCCTTAAGATAGTTTTCACTAAGGCAACGAAACACGACTGGCACATCACTTTCAAATAATTTCTTACCTGAATGAATGCGTTTTTCTTTTTCAAACTCTTGTCGTTTGCGTGTACTGAAACGACTTACAGGGTCACCATATATACTACGATGCTTACCCTTATGATCGGGAAAGTAGAGTACATAGTTTGTGGGATATTCTTTGTATTGACGTTTTCCATTCTGGTCACGTTCAACTACAAAAATTCTATCGTCATCCCTAGAATGAACCGCATCAACGTAACTCAAAGTGTTTTTCCGACGGTAGATAAAATGGTATTTAATTCCTCATGGTCAGCGTTTGTTTGACCAAGACTTGCTTTGTGTGCGACAGTAATTGCCTTTTTGAGAATACCGGGTTTAACTTCTAGTTCCTCTGCGATAGCTTTGACAGTTTCAG